AACAAAAGAGCGCCTGCCTGTTTGGCGGGCGCTCATCTCCGGCTGTGACCGCCCTTGTGACGGTCTGCGCTGCGTGCTGCGAGTATTATACATCAAAGAACTACTGTGCGGTCAGCAGCAGCCCGCACAGGGGGCATCTACGGGCCTTCTAGCGGACTTCGCGCCAGTTGATTGCTCCGCGTGTGTTCGTGGCCCCACCTACTGAAATCGCGCACAGGGCGAGGTTCAACGGATTGGCCCCGTCCACGTCGAGCGTCAGCGGGTAGTGGGTCACGAAATCCCTTGACGCGGACTGCCTGTTCGCCCCGCCCCCGTTCACGTAGAACGAGGCGATGACGATGCCGCCCGTGATGACGGTTGCGGTGGTGTTGACCTCTGCGATACTGCTTGCGTTGGGGGCCGACCACGCGCCCGCCGTCAATACGCCGCCGTACACGACCTGAAAGAGGGTTGGGTTTGCGCCTGCCAGCCCGGAAAAGTCAACCGCCTGAATCAGCCCACGGTTGACCAGCCCGTTGAACGTGGCAATCGGGCGTATCGCTATGATGGGAAGCAAGGTCGCATTGACGGAAATATCCGCTGCGCTGGCCGCGCCCATGTCGTAGCCCTTGTCAATCTCGAAGCCGCCCTCGCTCACCACTGAAACGCAAGTCACGTCAAACGTCGCGCCCGCTGAAAGCGCGGTATTCGCAATTTCCCAGCGGACGGGCAGGTTCGCGGTGCTCATGTAAACCGTGCTCAGGACGTTCGCCGTCAGGAATTCGTGGGCGTAGTAGACCTGCCCGTCAATGTTGAAGCCGACCCGGACGCGACCCATTGCCAGCCATTGCAGGTCAATCATCAGAATCATGGCCTTCGTGATGTCGAGGATGATACCCGAGGGGCCGCTGCCGTCAAAGGGGTCAATGTTCCACGAAGCCTTCACGACCCGGTTATCCACGAGCGAACCGCTCGCGCTTGTGCGCCGGACGAAGGCAAGGTCAGTCGTCCCGTGCTGCTCAAGGAAGATGCCGTTGGCTGCGTCGAAGTAGCCTGCCCGCCTGTCCACATTTGCAACCGCCGCTCCGAAAACCTGCGTCATTTCGATGCGCTGCGATTTGCCCGGCTGATACCTGTGATAGTGCCGGGTCTGGTAGACAGCCGCCGCGCCGTTCGTCACGGGCACAGTCAGGCGTGTGCTTGCGACATTCGGCAGATGCGTGACCGTCCCAAGCGAGGTGAGCTTGCTCACCCACAGAAGCGGGGATAGGTCATACTGGAAGCTGCTGTCAAAAATGCTGGTCGGGTTGCTCACCCGCAAGCGCCCGAAGGCGTCCGAGTAGGCGTCGTTGCCGAATGCTACCTGCTGCACACCGGGGAAGTTGTTGACCTTGATTTCTTGGGCGGCCTCAATGACTGCCGTGACCTGCACTCGGTCCGTGCCGTCGAAGGTTGCGTCGGCAATCGTGGCAAGTCCGCGAAGTTTCGCTGAAATGCTGCCAGGGTTATCCCCGGTCACCCCCGCGTCCGTGGCCTGACCTTCAACTGTGTTCAGGCCAGTCAACGCGACCAAATTCAAGACTTGAGTCGCTTCCTCAGATGCGCCCGCTGGCAAGGGCAGGGCTGCCGCGCTCACAGGTTGCGTGACACCCGACCCGTCCACAACCAGCGGACTGTTACTATCCACCAGCACCGGGACGGCTGCCTTGACCAGCAAGGCCTTGGTCACGGTGTCTACGTCAGCGACAACCGCGCTCACGCTGCCCTTCACCCCCACGTCCCCGATGGTGATTGGCCCGGTGGTCAACGTGGCTTCAACGTCTAGCGCAAAAGTCCCGTCGCCGTTGTCCACCGCCTTGACCGGAACGACCAGCCCATCCGTGCCCTGAAAGATAACCTGCTTGTCAGTCATTGCTCACGCTCCTTAGTCAATTGCCACGCCGTTGCGGGCGTACAAGATACCGCAGCGACAACGTGGATGTTCCGGGGGCATTGGGTCGCCAACTGCAAAGGGCGCACCACCGCCATTCTGGACAATCATAATAGAGGCGCATTCCTCGCAAACCACGCCGTCCATGATGGCGTCCCAAAACCATTCGTCAATCCCATACGCGCCCATCTGCCCGTAGGCCACTTCACTTGCGACGTAGCCCATCTCCGTAGTCGCAATCAGTTCGGCGCGGGTTTCGCCAAAGTATTGCGATAGCTGCTCAATCAGTTCGGGCAGGCTCTTGTCCGTGTTGAACCACTTGGCGATATCTTCCTGCACGTGCGGCAGCGTGTCAAGTGCAATCTTTTTGATTTTACTGCCGACGCGGGTCTGGTAGTCCAGCACTGCTTTCACAGGGTCGAAGTTGAACACCTCACCGACGCCACGTGAAGTCCAGTATTGCCGCTCCACTTCCGCAAGCCAGCCCGCGCCATCTGCCAGCGCTGCACTCAGGTCCGCTTCAAAGGCGTCTGCCCAATCTTCCCATTGCGGGTCGTCTTGCTTGAACAGCGCTCCACTGGCCTTCTGAAAGCGCTTGCGCAAGTTCTGCCTGCGCAGGTCGCGCTTGAGCCACTTGTATTGCTTGTCAAGCACGCCCCTGACGGCCCTTGCAACGTGCCCTTCTGCCCGCCTGCGTGCTGCCGTCAGCTTCCTGCGCCGCATCACGTGCGACATCTTTGCCATGCTAGGAGCTTTCGCTTGCTGCTTCTGCATGTACTTGCAGGATGGCCTTGTCGTCAATCATGTGCTGCAAGCATACACGCGCCTTGTCCGCTGCTTCACTGCCGACTAGCGCTGCGATGTCCTTCCACGTGGCGTGGTCGTTGTAGGCAAGCTGCATCTGACGCAGGATGCCCGCGCTCAACGGTTTGCCGTACTGCGCTTCGCAGAAGTTGGATTGACAGAATTGCTTGGGGTCGGATGGGAAGGCAAGCCCATTGTCGATGAGCACCATGCGCTCCGGGTCGTCCGGGTGGGTCAGGTAGTTGTGCCCGTCATGCCTATCCAATTGCGACATGGCGTAGTCCAGCACGCCCGCACGCTCAATCCACTGGAGAGCATATTCCTCGGCGGGCTTGGGTTCGCCTGCTCCCGCAGTGTAGTAGAGCACCGCGCCTTCCTCGTCGCCCACTGTGGCAACGTAAGCCACGGGCACAAGGAAGAAGCCCAAGCTGCGGTCAAGCAGGTAGGCAGCTTCTTCCCGTGGATATTGCTTGCCGCCGATACGACCCCAAACGGTTTCAAGTTCGCCACCCTCCGGCTTCCAGAGCGCGGGCTTGGGCGGCAAGCCTTCGGGTATCATGGCGACAATTTCCACGTCGTTGATGTGGTGGTCAGACGGGAAGGCAAACTCGGTTTCACGGGCAACCGGGGCTTGGTAGTATTCCTCGTCCTCCAAGCACACGCCGCAATGTTTGCGCAGTTCGGGCCAGTCCAGCTTGATAATCCCGTCGCGCAGCCGCGTGGGCATGTCCGCAGCGGGAAGCGCTTTGGTGTAGCCCGACAGGTCGGGCGCGGTTGGGTTGCCGTTTGCGCCGTCTGCCTTGCAAGCGCACAGGTAGCGCCGTTCGCCCATCGAGAACGCAACCGCGTCAATCTCGCAGGGCATATCGGGAACCGCGAACCCCTCGGGCAATTGCCAGTCCTCTGGGAAATAGGCAAGGGTGATGTGTGGAACAAACCCGTGGTCTTTGCCGTAGGGCACACTCGCCTCGTCAAGGGCCTTGCAGATGTCAGTTCGCAGGGCTGCCAGTTCTACAACGTCGAGGCTGGCATACAGCACGCCCTCCCCCTCCTGTCCATTGAACACACCGTAGCCTTGCACCTTCCCGGTCAGCTTGTTGCATTTGGCCGCCGCTTCCTTGACGCATTTGAGCACGGTTGCCCCGGCTGCCTTGTCAAAGTCGGGCAGGAACGCGAGCGTGACGTGCATGTTCTCGGCCAGCTCAAGCCGGGCGCTCTCAGGCAAACCCAACCCCTCGGCAATTGTGCGAAGTTTCGCTGCAACCTCGTCAGGAATAAAAACCGCGACCATCGACCCGTTATGGTCGGTGATGTCCCGCTTGGCAACGGACGTGCGTTCTGCGCTGCCGGCCCAATGGTCAAGGACTATTTGGGCAATGTTCCGGGGGTCACTTGCCAGCGTAGGATGCTCTGCCTGTTCCTGCTCAAAGTCGGACACGAACCGTGACACATCGAAGTCGGGCGGCAGGCCGATGTCCATATCGCCTAGCAGTGCAAGCGCTGCGGCTGCGTCAAACTTGCCCTTGGGGGCGAAGCGGCCCGCAAGCTGCCGGGGGTGGGCCAACTCATGCCCGTTGCCGTTGTGCTTGGCTACGGAGTGGAATTTGCCGCCGCTGCCCAGGCTGCCCGTGCTCAGGATTTCGCTTGCAGTGGCGAAGTCGTCAGGCGTGCGGGTTGCCTGTGGCACTTCGTCTGTGGGCACTGGCGCGACCTGATTGGTCTGTTGCGCCGCATCTGCGCCTACTGGCGGGTCGCGCTTGCCCGCGAGGTAATCCTCCAGCACAATGACCGTGCCGCCTTGGACGACAATGTGCACATCGCCCCCCGGTACTTTCTTCTGCCCAAGCTGCGCCAGCGCATCATTCATAGATAGCAGCCCGGTTTGGAATGACGTAATGACGCCTTCGCGTTGCTTGTCGGGGTCAACGCTCGCAGTAGGCAGAGCCAATTCAAACTGCGCATCGTCCACTCCGAAGCGGCCCAAAATCTCGTTGAACATGCCTTCGATGTAGGTCTTGGGCGGCATGAGGCCGTTGCGGAATAGGGCACTCTGCATGGCTTCCGCGAAGCCCGTCCCACCCAAGCCTTGCCCCGGCACTTTGCCCACCTCGCTTGGCGGCAAGCCGATGGTGAGCAAGATGTTATCCCGCGCCTGCTCGTATAGCTTCTGCGGGAATTCTGCCTTCTTGGTTTCGTGCCACTTGAAGCCAGCCGGATAAAATCTACTGCGCATACGCTCGGCGGGGCCGCCGCTCATGCGTGCGTTGTTCACCAACTCAAATGCAGCCAGGCGCTCAAGCGACCAGTCGGACGGGCTTTCAAACCAGCCCTCCGGCATGTTGCCTTCCCGGTAGTGAGCCAACTCGAACGCAGTGATGTTGGCGATGATGAGAACCCAGCCCCAAGCCTGCTCGATGAAGCTTTCACCGTAGGGCGCATTGAAGCGCCTGCTGCGCGGCTTGTACCAAATTTCATCCAGTGAGTACCAGCCAAAGGGCGTGCCCTTAATGACCTGTGCATAGGCGGGAGTCTTAGTCGGGAGCGTCTTGCCTTGGCTGGCCCACTCCTGCGCTTTCGCAAGGTAGCGCTTGGTCACGCTCTCGCTGTCGCTCACGTCCCCCGGCTGCGGAACGCGCCCGTGCTCGTCCACCATGATAAAGAGCGTGCTGCCGTCAATGTAGTGCAGGCCAAAAAGTTCACCTTCCCTGTCGTCAATGTACACTGCTCCAGCGTCAAAGATGTAGCTGGATTTCAGGAAGCGGGTCATCCAAACGTCGAATGGGGTTTGACGGTCAGGGGCTACGGTCAGCCAGTGGTAAGGATGCTCAAAGAGTTCATTGCCCTCCCTGTCTACCAAGCGCGGGTGGAAGCTGTTCAGCTCGCGCATTATGATTTGGACGGGCATCCGAACTTCGGTGATGTTCTCGTATGCAGCGGCAAGCGCTGCAAAAGGCATCAGCCCGTAGCCCGTGCGCGGCTGCAAACTTGCGTTGACGGCAATCGGGTAATCAATTTCACGCGGCACTTCCACTTCTTCGGGCCGCGTGAAGGGCTGGACGGGGAAGCCGGGGGCGAAAGTGGACGTCAGCCATTCGCTCGGCAGTTGGTTGATTGCATTGGCAACCCCCGCCCCTCCCGTTGTCTGCTTGCTCAATTGGATGATGTTCATGCAAATACCTGCATGGCGTAACCCAACTCCGCAAGGTGCGCTTCCAGTGGCTCAAGCTGCACGGTCATCTTTGTTTGCTCGTGGGCGCTGCCCATGCTCAGGTTGACGATGACCAACTTAAGCGAATGAATCACCACGACCTCCCCCGCACCGTCTGCGAAGGTGAACTGCTCAACTGGTAGCGGCTGCTGCTGCGTGCGTGTAAAGGGCCATGTCATTGCGAACGTTCCCTATCCCAAAAGCGCCCGGAGTGATTACCGGGCGCTCGTCTCTCGGCGGGGTGACCGTCCAGCATGACGGTCAGCGCTCAGGTTCATTGTACCCCTAAAGGGGCTGCGTGAGAACCACTTCGTGGATGCCGCGCTGCGCATTGCACACGTCGCAGAGCAGTTCGTCGCCACGGCTGTAGCCGTCCTCCAGCGCGAACAGGAAGATGACCTTGCCGTGCCTGCATCCGGCGAAGCGAACCCACTGCTGAAACTTCGGGGGGTGGTCTGCTACGCCCGTTCCCGGCTCAACTGCCATCGGGCCGTCCTCCTCAGGCTCGTCGTAGACTACGGGGGGCGGGGCCTTTGGGGCCGGGGTGGGCTTGGGTTTGTTGCTGCTGCGCGGGTTTGCCATTGTCTTTACTCCTTTCAATGGGGGGCGGGATACCACTTGCGGGTGTCACCGCAGATGCCGCACAAGACTTCGCCTTGGTCTATTTTGGCGAATGCTACACCGGGCGGCACGGGAGCGTCGGGCATGAGTGAAAGACGAAAGAGCAGCAAGCGCACTAAGGTTGGCGCTCCCTTGCGTTGCTTCTCTCGGAAGGTCACACCGAGGATGTGCCCGTTCTTGCACAACCAAATCCGGGGAAGGTTCTTGGCAAGCGCGACGGGCTGCTGCGTCATGGGCGTGCGCTGCGCGACGGGCACATGGTCCACCTCAGTATCGGCGTGAACTTTCGCAGAATTACGGGGGAGCAAAATCTTAGCCAAGGGGCCGGGGGCATTGATGCCTGGTATCAAGACAACATCTTTGGAGCCGTCATCGGCGCTCATGGTTGGCTTCCTTTCATGTAGGCCAGTAGGTCAGGGGGTATTTCGCTCTCGTCAATCTCCTGCCCCCACTTCTCGATTTCGTCCATCGAAGCCCCGCCTGTCTTTTTCCAGAACGCCATGATTACCGCGTCCCCATAGTCCGTGCTGCGGCCAAGGCGCTCCCGCACGTCCTCTTTCTTTTCCACTTGGATTTTGCCGCCTGATTGCACGTGCCACTTGGGGGCGGTCAGGTCGCCAATCAGCAAGTCCTCCGGGGGCAGGGCAATCATGTCGTCTTGCAGTAGTTCGCGCACTGTCCACCACGCTTCTGCGCGGCAGTTGATGAAACCCAGTTCCTTTGTCTTGTCCTTCTCCTCACTGGCTCCCGCTGCGTTGAAGGCCAGCACACGCCCGTATAGCTTGCGCACTTCGCGCAGCCTGTCCACTACGCCCGCCCCAATGCCTACTACGTCAACCACCGTCTGAATTTTGGGGTGGGCCTGCATAATGCCGTTGATGCGCCCCGTCACCCCCATCACGTCGCGCTCCGTGATTTCCTCAAACTCCTTGATGGCCCAACCGTGCCTGCGGGCAATCACACTGGGGTCACCACCGCGCCCGATGTCTGCCCCAAGGCGGGTGATGTCCCCGAAGCCGTTTGCGTCGTTGATTTCCTGCCAGCGCTGCACGGCCCGCTCCACCCAAGCCAACGGAATGATGCCGTCCTCGTCACTTGCTGCAAACTCACCCGCCACGCGGTTCTGATAGACAGCGGACTGCTCGCCCCACTGCAAGCGCCGCGCCTCTGCCCACACTGGCGACACCCGCCCCGCATCTATGGCCTCTTCCGTAGTCACGTGTCGCACCCACCAGTCAACGTAGCCTGCTTCGCGCTTATGGATTTGGTAGAAGCGCCCGCTGGGTTCTCCGGGCGTGCTGATAGCAAGGGCAAGGACTTCTCCCGGCGTGCTGAATGCCCCTTCTGCCGCGTCCCATGTCTCAGGCGGGATAGTCTTGGCCTCGTCAAAGATGTACAGCAGGTGGTCCGCGTGCGCTCCCTCCAGCGCTGCTGCGTTGTCACTTGCCAGCGCGAAGGCTTCCCCGCTGGCAAGTTTCAGCGAATAATCTTGCAATTCAACTCGCTCGTTGAATGGCAAGCGCCCAATCAAGTCCCATTTCAAACGGCGATACCACTTGTGGACTTCGGGCCACAAGAACTTCGTCAGTTGCCGCCATGCGCTTGCAGTCGTAGGTATCTTCCAGTCCTCCCCGTCACGGGTGAGGGCAAACCACAAGATGATGATTGCCGCGTCCGCTGTCTTGCCCAAGCCATGCGGCCCACGCAGTGACACCCGCTTCTTGACGGGAAGCTGCTCCATCATCTCCAACTGGTAGGCGGCAAGTGATTCACCTTCCTTCCAGCGGATGCAGTCCAGCGCGAAGCCCTTGGGGTCGTCCCGGTACTTGACCTTGAACTGGTCGTAGGGCGTCATGCCGCCGCTGGCTTGCGTGCGCTTGCGGATTTCTATTTCAGCCTGCGCCCGCAGTGCAACCGGGAGAGTGGCGGGCATTATTGGTTCGCCTTCTGCGCTTGGAAGTAGGCGACCAAGGCTTCCAGCGGCTCCGTGCCGTCCCGTATGCGCATCAGCACCTCCAGTGGAATGTTGGGGTCTGAAAGGTCAAGGGAGAGCGCAGTTGCAGCCTTCTTGTCGCCGTACTCCTCCCGCAGTTGGATGGTTACCATTTCAACGGCCCGCAAGACCTCGCTCCACGAGGCATCCTTGGGGTCAATGATGTTGAGCGCCTTGACAGCCTTGCCGAAAGTCGCTTGCAGCAGTTGGAGCCGCTTCGTGCGCCACTCATTACGGTCTGCTTCAAACTTGGCGAGGTCGGCTTCCTTCGTCTGCCTGTCAAACTCATGCACGCGCTCCTGCCAGTCGTAGCGGCTTGACCAGTGCTCCAAGGTGGTGAAGGAAATTGTAGGCGGTTTTTGTTGCCCTTGGGTGGCTTGTTGATTGTACACGGCGAGTAGCTTGCGGATACTGCGCACCGCGCCCATCAGGGCATAGTCGCGAAAGGCTTGCGCAGCACGCAAGGTTTCGCTTGGGTAATGGGTGAAGGGGTCAAATGGTTCAGTCATTTTGCCAGCGCCAGCGATAAGAACTCGGCCCGCACTTCCGGCTTGGCGAAGGAGCCGTGCAGCGAGGAGGAAGTCATGAGCGCGGGCATCTTGATACCCCGCATCGACATGCACAGATGTTCGCCGCGTCCGAGCACGGCAACATCGGGGGTCTGCGCAATAAGAATCACGTCCTGCGCAATGTCAGCCACCAGACGCTCTTGCAGTTGCAGCGCGTGGGCGTGCTTCTGCGCGATGCGCCCAAACTTGGACAGCCCCATCACCTTTTCGTGAGTGATGTAGCCTACTGCGATGTCACACCAGAACGGGAGCAGATGATGTTCGCACATAGACCAGACCCGCATTCCGGAGACAACCACCATCTGGTTTGCCTTCACACTTTCGAATATGGTCTCATGGTTGCCGGGGTCGTACTCCGCGAACTCCCGCCACATGTCAGCGAAGCGGCGCGGGGTGTCAAGGAGGCCTTCTCGGTTCAAATCCTCCCCGATGGCGATGAGGATTTCAGCCGCCGCCTTTTGCAGCAGGGCATAGTCCACCTTCGGGGCGTCAGGTTCCGCGCTGGTTGCCATAGGTCAGGATTTGCAAACGGGTCGTCAGGTGGTAGCCGCGCTCCAGCGCAGCCGCCGTGACGCTGCGTGCGTGCGCTTGCACATTCTCGGCAGTGATTCCTTCGGGCATGATGTACACCGGGCGCAAGCCGTACTCCTTCACCAGAGCGTCAATCTCCTCAAAGTCCTCCGGGGCCGTCACGACGAACTTGAACACACTGCGGCCCGACTTGGCGAAGAATCTTATAGCCTCGGGGTTGATGCGAACTTTCGCTGAATTACCAGAATTAGACAACTTCACGCTCACCGTGAACTGGTCAACCAGTTCCGCAGTCGGCGGCTCAATGCTGCCCGCCGTTTCCATCTCCACGTACCAGCCCGAAGCACGCAGGGCCGTCGTGACCAGCTTGAGGGCGTGCCATTGCAGCATAGGCTCGCCCCCCGATACTACTAGGTTGTGAATGCCCGTTGCGTCTCCGCGCTCAATCAAATGCGCCAGCACGGCTTCCGGCTCCATCGGGTGTAGCTCCAACTTGGGGTCGTACTTCGTCCCATTGCGCCCCGTCCAGTCCCACGTGTAAGGCGTGTCACACCATATGCAGTGCTGATTGCAGCCGCCGAGGCGCAGGAAGAAACAGGGCATCCCAAGGTTCTTCCCCTCCCCTTGCATCGTGGGGCCGAAGATTTCATTGACGACCAGTTGAATAGTCACCGCTTATATTCCGCCCACGTGTCGGGCGTCTCACTCACTCGCACCGCATACACCTCCCCGAGGTCAAGGTCAAGGGCCACGTCGAATAAGTGCTCCGCAATCTTCTCGGCTGTGGGGCTGTCCATCTCCAGCGCTTCGTTCAGGTGGCGATGGTCCAGCTTCTCGTCAATGTAGTCCTTGAAGGGGTGAAAATCACCGTAGTCAACGACGAAGCCGCGTGCGTCAAGAAGTGGGGCGCGGAAGACGAGTTCGACTTCGTAGTTATGCCCGTGCAAGCGTGCGCACTTGTGACCCTCCGGCAGCCCTTTCAGGACGTGGCTTGCTGAAAACTTAAACTTCTTGCCTATGGTGTACATGGCTACCCTTTCAGAACCTTGCGAATGAAGCGGGCTTCGTTGCCTTCGTAGGCCATCGTCCATTCGAGGGGCGGTGCAGTTGGCTTGTCCATCTGCGCAGCAAGCAGGTTGATGCCGTAGGGGTCTTGTTCGGGGTCGAATAAAAAGCGTGGGTCGTCGTGCAGCATTTCAGGATACGAGCAGCGCCGGGGAGCAACCACCCCAAGCCCCAAGGCGATTGCTTCATGCAAGGCGTAGCCGAAGGTCTCCTGCTCCGCTGCGGAGTAGTAGATTGAGCACGTGGCAAGGAAGCGGTAATATTGCTCTTTGGATGCGTGACGAACCAATTCAATATTTGAACTGGCGGGAATGTCAATGCCTCCCTGTGTGCTGTTCGTGCTCACCACGAAGCGATAGCCCCTGTCTCCCAATGTGTGCGCAGCCGAGACGAAGGCGGCGGGGTTCTTCTCCTTCGTCCAGCGGTGGGGGAAGACCACAATCTTTTCCCGCTTGGGCGTGCCCGCTACTGCAATCACGTCA